GGCAAAAACAATGGACCAGGAACAGAAAAAGAAAGAAAACAGCAAGACAGCTGAAAATAGAAGAGAGAAAAAGGAGAAAAGAAATAGATTTAGCTGATTCAGCTAAGAAGGAAAAGAGAGAAAGAAGAAAGAGAATAAAATCAGCTGATTCAGCTAAAATAATCTCATTGGCTGAGAAAAGAAGACGTCTTTAGTATTAGATTCAGGGAACAACTTATTCGTCTTCGTCAGTGTCTTCGACACCTGCGACTGCACCACCGACCTGAGGGAACTCCTGCCCCATTGCGCCGTACCCAGGACCGCGGCCTTTGAAAATGATGCGAAAGATGAGCTGCCCGAAGAAGACGGGCTGCCCATTGCCGACGGCATTGAAGGTGCGCATTTGGAAGCGCGGATGCCCGAAACGCATACTGTGCGCGTTGAGGTCGATTTCAACGCCTGTCGGGAAACCGACTCGTTCACAGATCGGTACGTTTGTGACGGAGTTGGCGACAAGCGTTTTGACAGCGACAACGAGCCCGAATTGGAGCGGGCTGGTGGCGACACGCGTGCGGTGAGCGTTGATGTGGAATTTCGAATAGTGTCCGCCGCGGAACGAAACGCCGGTAAGGTAGATGTCGTCGACAGCGACGTACGCGTGGAACGGGTACAACGCTTGGATGAGCGGGTGGGTCGTGAAGTCGAGTTGGAAATTATTACCGGCTTCGTTATTGCTGATGACGACAGGAAGGCTCGCTGGATACTCATTGTCGCGGGTGTTGGCGCTGACAGGAGCCCCGATAATCGGCTGATATGATAAGACAGACGGCGGGCCGCTGACTCCGTCACCTGTAACAGCTGACGCGGCCGAAGCAATGTTTGCATTTCCGTCGTTTTGAGCCATGATGATAAAGTTGCTTCGTTAAGGTCGTAGGTAGGCGGCATATAACGAACATGCGATGGTGATATCAGCAATCCGCGCAGAGAGGGATCATGCATCAAATTGTGGTCGATAACAGTGCACGTGATACCATGCAACCTGAAAAACGCAGCGACGTTGTTCACATCCATCGCGCGTAACTCCTTCAAATGTGCAGCTGGTAACCATGGGAGTAAACGCCGAGCAATAATATAAGCGCAGTCAGAACGCGGATTTAATGGTTGCGGCCGGCGTTGTGGTGATACCAACGAGGAATAAAAGAAGGCTGGGTCATACAACGAAACGAACGTACGCAAGATGACATCAATCTGCTCGGCGTCGAAAGAGGGATAAAAACGCGCGACGGCGAATTGGAGGTATTCATAACCGGCTGCGGTTGGTTTGCGAGCCCGAGATACGAAAGAATCGAAAAGCTCCGCGGCGCTGACTAGCGGATCATAGATCCTAGCGAAGTGTTTGAACACCGCGCGAACCGGATGTACCAAAAATCGATCCCCGAAGAAGAAACGGCCGGCGTGATAGGGTGCCTGGTCACGTTCAGTCTTGACAATTACACGACCAATAGAGGCGAGACGCGCAAGAGGGTATTCAACATCGCATTTGGCATTGGTGATCATGTCATCACCCTTCTGCAGAACGAAAGCGTGTTCTACACCTGCATAGCTGGCGGCAATAACCGTCAGCATG